ATGTGCTCGATGACAGCCTGCGGCACGTAGATGAGCCTGCTCATGCCAGAGCCGAGAGCCATCCACGTGTTGTCGAGGTAGAGGTGGGTAGCGCCGGGGAGAGCCATCCAGCCGAGGGCCTGCACCACGCTGCTGCTGATGAAGACCTGCGTCGCGAGGTTCTGCCTCTGCGCTAGGTCGTCCCCGAAGGCGATGCCTCCTCCGATGCTCTCGAGAGCCTTCGTGATATGGATGTCCCAGCCGGAAGAGCGGAATCGATGGTCGTCGCCGATGAAGCCGATGATGTCGCACTTCGGAGCGACGTCGAGGGCCCCAGCGTTGAGGGGCGGTCCCATGCCGCCACCCTCATGGTCGTACGAGAGCATGGGCAGATGCTCGTACTGCACGAAGGTGGAGTCGTCCTTGTCGACGATGAACGACATCTGCGTGTCCTGAAGCGCGTGCGTATCGAGGAACGCCTGATAGCACTCTGTCGCCTTGTCAGGCCGTCCCCGACTCGGACAGAGAACCCAGATGCTCACGCTTCCCTCCACGTGCTCGCCACTGCCACGAGCCTACGCCTTTCGGACCCCTCAGTGCGACCAGTCCGCGGGATGCCGTACCCGTCTAGCCAGTTGTAGACAGTCTGCCGCGAGACGCCGAAGTAGCGTGCCGTGGCGTTGACACCGCACTCCCGGTAGAGGTCCGCGAGCATGGTCTCGTCGGGCTTCTTGCCGCGGTCATAGCCAGTGGACTTGGGCTGGACCGCGACCTTGACGCGATGCATCTTGCCGTGGAGGCGCACGTGGTCGACCACGCTCAGGCGCTGAAGGTTCTCCGGGCTGTCATTCGCCGGGTTCCGGTCATCATGATGGATGACGTATCCGCGTCCGATGACTTCGCCGGGATGCTCCGCGAGCCACACGAGATGCGCTCGCTTGACGTATGCCTTCGCCTCAGGGACCCAGACGCTCACCCGGCCATCCGCATCAACCTGCTGGCCGCCCTTCCAGTTCGGAGCATCTGGCCCGCGCTTGCCAAGGTTCCTCTTGCCGACCTTCGGGTTCCCGGTGTTGGCCCCGGAGATTGCCCGGCCCCAAGAATGGTGACCACCCTTCGGGGTGGGCATCTTGTTCTCGGACTTTGCCCGGCCCTCGATGCCTTGCTTGGCGAGCCAGCGAACGACCGTCGTCTGGTTGACGCCATACATCTCGGCTATCTCCCGAGTGGAAAGGCGCTGCTCGACGTAGAGGCCATGGAGTTCGTCCCTTGTGATTTCCATGCCCTCATGATGATGCACGCATCATCATTTGTCAAGCAGCGCCCAACTGGACTCACGACGCTAGCCGTGCTCAGAGATGACTAGCACTGCCCGTCATGCGTACAGTGCTTCATCATATCAGGGTCACGCTTCGTCGTAGGAGTAGGAAATAGTTTCCTGCGTCCAGTTCCCCGGACCCGCGGTCGCGTCGACCATCAACTGGAACACGACGTACTTCGTGTACGAGCCGGTGACGCTGTAGGACATCGTGTCCCACGTCGCCTTGTTGCCAGCCGTGTACGTCGTGAAGGCCGCGTTCGCGATGGTGGACGCCGCGGTCGTGCCCTGCTGATAGGTCACGAAGGCGCCGGTGAAGTTGAGGGTCGTGCTCGTCATGACCCCGCCGTCGCCCCAGACCTTGAAGTTCTGGACGTAGTTCGACGGAGCCGTGACGACCTTGAGTTGGACCCACTTCTCGTAGGAGTTCGTCCCGACCGTGATGGGGTTCGCCTGCCTGTTGGCGAGCGAGTTCGTGGTGTTGTCGGCGCTGATGAGGTCGATGCCTGCGACGTTGTCCGTCGCAGAGCCGCCACCAGAGCCGTAGTGAGCCGAGAGTTGAAGCGTTGCCGCCATCGTTTACCCCTTGCTGTTGCCGTCTGAAGCAGGCTTGGGTGGAGTCTTGGGCTTATCACCCTGCGACTGCCCCGTCGGCTCCGGCGGCGGTGGGCTGGATACTTCCTTTGCAGACGCGATTTCGTCGAGGAGAACGACGCCGAGAGGCGTGTTCGCCATGAGTTTGTTGAAGGGGTTCTCTTCGCTGTCCGGGTCGCCCAGTGCTTCCCGTCCATCGTCCGTCCTCGCCTCGTTCACCGACTTCCAAGGCATGCCAGCGAGTGCCAACTTGTTGATGCTGGCCTTTGACATGGACTCCTTCAGGTTGAGTCGAACGAACCTGAAAGCGAGGTTGTTCTTCTTCCCTCCATAACTCTTGTCCCAGACGATTTCGCGCGTGAGGTAATCCTGCGTCAGGCCGAGAGTCGGGCGCAGGCCCCGGTCCTCCGAGAGTTCCTGCTGCGTCTCGCCTGTGGCGCGGTTGATGTCGAAGGTGAGTCCGAAGTCCTGCGGAGAAAGGCCGAAGACGGCAGCAATCTTTCGCACGAGGTAGTTCTGCCACTCGAGGAACTGCATGTCCCGGTTACTGCTCGCGCGGAACGGGATGTACTTGGCGTTCCTCGTGCCACCGATGAAGCCCGTCGACTCCCGCCCGGCAACCTCGGCGAGCCAGTAGGACTTGAAGGCGTCCACGTTCTCCTGCCTCGCGCCCTCTCCGAGGTCGAGGATGCCATCAGGGGCGGCGGACGTGACCATCCGCGCATTGAAGTTGCTGCCGAGGATTTCGGCGTCGATGGTCTGCTTCAACGTCTCGAGCGGAGCAAGGCCCACGACACGGTACGTGCGCGGGTTCACCATCATGTAGACCATGTCAGAGTTCTTGAAAGGTATCTCCGTCAGAGGGTCGGGGCACCACCAGTAGCGAGCCTCGTCCGGGTCGCCATCCCAGAGCGTCGACACCTTCACGAGGGCAGCGTCGACCCCGTGCAGGAAGACCACTCGGCCCCCGAGGGTGCGCTCCTTCTCGATGATGCCCGAGTCGAGGACGAGGAGGTCCTCCACGATAGGCTCGATGAAGGAGCGGAAGGACTCGACCGCCGCATTGGGCTGGTCGAACAGGTCACGTATCTCCTGCTGGAGCCCTTTGTCCCATTTCTCCTTGTCGTCGAACGGGACGATGTCCCACTCCGCACCCGAGACCTGAGTCTTGCGGATGTTCACCGCGGCTCGAACCCACTCGGAGTGCTCGGCCCAGTTCCTGAAGAGAGCGGCGTGCGCCTTCGCCGTCTTGCCCCTGTCCTTGAAGGCGATGGCAGGGAGCGGCACATTCTTCGGACTCGTTCGGAACGTCTTCTCGATGAGGCTGCTAATAGCACCCATCAGACGCTCCTCCTGAAGTGGTCGACTCTCACCGCGTGCATCGCATCCGAGACGAAGTCCCTCTCCATCAGCCTGTTGGCGGCCTGAATGGCTTCAGCGTAGGTCATCGTATACGTGTCGAGGCGAGAAAGAACAGGGTAAAGGTAGTCGGCCACTTCTCTCTTGCCATCCCGAAACTCCAACTCGCGGTTCGGGCGGAAGGGATTCGCTATCACTTTCTCACACTCCCGAAGATGAAACCCTCTCCCCCGAGGTCCATTGAATAGCCGAGAGCGTCGGTGAAGTCATCGTGGCCCTTGGGAAATGAGAGCAACTCTGTCTCGAAGACGGAGCCCCGGAGACTCCTGTGATGGTGAGCCTTGTGCGCCTCGTAGCGGGCAGCCACCGCTCGCGCTCGAGTCGTCTTGTCCACGTCCGCCTTCTTGCCCTCGATGGGTATCTGAGGGTAGTCCTGCATCACCTCGTGGATGAGGGTGGACTGGAACTGCTGCGACTCGACGATGACGAGGTCGATGTCCGGGTACGCGAGCCAGCCGTCATGGATGAAGTCGGCATGGTGCGTCTCTCGTTTATCGCGAACTGCCGACAGGACCCAGAACTCTCCGGTCTGCGGACATTCCCTCCCGCAGCGGTCCTTGGCTGTCGTGACCCGTGCCGTGTAGTCAGCCCTCTCCTTCTGTGACGACGCGAGGTCGACGCCCATCTTCACCGTGTACAGGTGACCCTCGGGGAGGACGTCGAAGTGGTCGAAGGGCCCGCGGAAGATGTTCCCGGCGAGGAGACCGCTGATGTCGTTCTGGTACGAGCACGAGAAGATGGCGGAGCCCATCTGCTCCTTCTCCTCGAGGAGACGGTCCACGGGCCACACCTCGGGCCAGTAGGAGCGAAGTTCCCCGGCGTCATCCGTCTGGAGGGCGGACACGGTAAGGCTCCTCCACCCCTTGCCGCCCTCGGCCTTGGACGTGATGAGCCTCTCGTACAGGTCTTCCTCCGACCATCGCGTGCCGATGACGACGATGACCCCGTCAGGCGCGAGGCACGGCTTCAGCGTCTTCCAGAACCAGTTGTCGACACCCTCTCTCTGGTCGACCGTGGCGGTGTTCTCCTCGTCGAGGATGTCATCGCAGAGGATGAGGTCGAACCGCTTGGAGATGATGGCCCCGCCTGCCCCCTGCGCGAACATCGAGACATCCTTGGAGCCGTGCCAGCGGCTATCAGCCCTGAGCCACTCCACGTCCGTCCACTTAGCGGAACTCACGCAGTTGCCGAAGATGGACTGGTGCGCTTGGTTCGCCTCGTACGTCCACTTGATGGCTCGGCTGAAGTCGCGAGCCTGAGCGGCCGTGTTGCTGATGAGCCCGATGCGGAGGTCTGGGTACATCGCAAGGAGCCATGCCAGCAGGATGGTGTTGTCCCACGTCGTCTTGGCTGCCCCTCGCGGCTCGAGGATGACGATGTTCTCGCGCTTGTAGATGGCGTTGAGGGTCGCATCCACCATCTGCCTGTGGTGCTCGGCAGGGTGGTAGCCGAAGACGAACTCCCCGTATGAGAAGACTCCCTCGGAACTCTCAGTTTTCGCGGTCGCCCTCAAGGCGAGGGAGCGGAGTTCCCCGACTTGGTCCGACGACAGACTTCCCAACTGCGCTAGTAGCGTCGACGAGAGACCTGAGGAACTCTGGGGGGAGTCCTTCTGCACTGAAGGAGAGACCAAGGTTCCGCTCCTCGCTGATGATGGACGGCTTTCCGAAGATGACGTTCATGCGGTCGACAAGGAGGGCGAGGTCCCTCGGGCCGATGCGGTAGACGGGTTCCTCGACCATGTGGCCGCCGCGCTCGACCATGTGCGTCGCGACCATGTCAGCGCGCATCTTGGTGATTGCCTCGTCGATGGCGTCGATGGCATTGTCGCGGACCTCGAGTTCTCGGACGAAGCGAGCGGCATCCCTGTCCGCGGTCTTCTCGATGGTCAGGGCTGTCGAGCGATTGCGGAACTGCTCCCTCTTGGCCGCCCATCCGTGCCGTCTCGCCTGAGCGATGACGGCGCTCGGGTTACTGATGCCGTGCTCTCGACACAGTTCGCGGAGGCTCGTATCACCGGTCATGAACTCGCGCTCGAGAGTGGGGTAGTCATGGGTGCGACGGTTCATCTCTGTTCGTGCCTCGCGATACCGCT